CGGTCCGCCGAACTCCGAGCAGGCGCCGATCGCGTGGAACAGCGCACTCCCGCCCGGCGGCTCGAAGATGTCCTCGCCATCCTCGCCGCCAGCCACGTCAGCGAGGCTGTCGCAGATGTCCTCGAAGTTTTCGTGGTAGATTTCGGCATCGGCGAGGCTATCCACGAAGCAAATTTCCAGAAGCACGCAGGGTTCTGAGGTTTGCGACAGCACGAAAAGGTCCTGTCTCTGCTTGGCACCTCTATCTATGAAGCCGCAAATAGCGATCGCCGCGGACAATTTAGCGGCAAGTGCCTGCTGGCTGTAGTAGAGTACTTCGCAGCCCATCGGCTTGGCGGTCTCAACATAGGCATTGAAATGAACGGAGATGTCCAGATCCCTGACGTGGCCATTATGCCAGTCGACGATACGGTTAAGGTTTTCATTCTGGGAGGTCGAGACCGTGTCGTGGTAGGTCCAGACCTCGTGGCCACGGTCGCGCAGGTCGATGGCGAGCTGGTCAGTTACGCGGGTGGCCTCCTTGACCTCGTTGAGTACGCCGCTTGCGCCCTGGCATTCGGTGGAGTGGCCGGACGAGATACAGATCCGCATGACGCTACCCCGCGTGAATGTTCCTGAACGTCGCCGCCAAGGTCTCCCTGGCCGCGCCGCGATAGATGCCGCACTTCCAGTAATACTCCGAATTGGTGGCGCCGACTGGGCCGGTGTAGTCCACCACCTGCACGCCGGCGAACCAGACCTTGACCCTGCCGCCCCCGGCGGGCTGCATGGTTACCTCGCACTTGACGGCGATGGCCTGCCCGCGCGCGACCGGGTTCGGTGTCTTGTAGACGTAAAGGTTTCCTTGAGCCGGTTCCTGCAGCACAATCTCCAGTTTGTCGGAATGATCCAGCGCCAGCACGAACGGCGAATAGGTCGGCGAGACGTTGGTGGTGGCGTGCAGCTGGATGAAGTCGACCCAGCCTGCGGTGTTCAACGGTCCCGGCTGGATTGTCAGTGTCGCCTCGATACCGGTCTGGACGCCCTCCGCGTAGTGCGGCGAGAACTGGATTTCGTTGCGCTCCGAGCCCGCGCTGTCGTGCTGGTAGCGGTCGCCGGAACGGACCTCGAATTGCAGCGTGTAGGGGTCTGGATTTTTCAGGCTCCACGCCTTGCTGGCGTTCTGGGTATCGACGTCGACACCGTCGATCTGGAATTGCGAGCCGCTGGAGGCGCTGAAGTTGGTTATCTTGCCGTGGGTTTCCGGAGGCGGCTGGGTCGGTGGCGTCGTGGTGTCCTCGTAGGTGATGGTGCCGTTGAACGTGCCGTTGGTGATATTGATGGTGGGGGACATGGTTTACCTCGCCTCCGGGAACAGGACACTTACCATTAGCAGCAATAGTGCCACCGTGACTACGGCAGCAAGCACCAGCCACAAATCGCTTTTCTTGATCATCAACAACGCCTTGCCCTGTGCCTTGGCTAGCAACCACGGCAGATCTTCGGCTGTGTGGTGTCGAGTGGCGGCATCGGGTCGATGTTACTTGAAGACGTGAAAGGGATTGCCGCCGCCACCTACCAGGACGGTAATAAGCGCGATGAGGGCCAGCAGCAGCACGATGACCCATATCCCCTTTTTCACTTGTTCGGGGATCGGGAAAATAAAGCTCTCGATCACCCAGATCGCCAGATAGATCACACCGGCCAGAACGATCAGGCCGATCAAAAACCAGAGTACGTTGATTGCCATCGCGGCCATTGCGGCCTCCTAATACCTGTTAACCTCCATCAATCGCCGCACCTCGGCGCAGGTTTCCTTGACGGTGACGTACTTGCCGTCGATCATGTTGACCACGCATTTGACGTTGCCGGTGAACAACTGGTTGTGCGGCTCCGGGTTACGCAGATTGGTGATGCTGTCGGTCTGCAGATCGATCTCGGCGCCTGAGCCTGAGTGCAGGATGATCATCACCAGAAAGATCATTGCAGTTTGGTCAGGAAGTCGCCCAGCGCCAGCGGCGGCGATCCTTCCAGCGCGCGAAGCCGGTTCTCATGGTCGTAGGCGATGGTCTGTTCGGTCGTCGGCTGTGGCGGTCCCGGCGGCGGATAGGGCTGCTGCGCTGGCGGGTTCATGTGAAACTCGACCAGCGCGGGCACTTCGCTCTCGTCGTTGGCGACCGAGACTGTGAACTGTGTGCCATCTTCCGGCGTCACCAGAAAAGTTTTGCCGCCGTAGACTTCGGGCTGGTACGGAGCATAGGTGTAGCTGGTCATGTCATGCACCCGGTCTGGTTCGGATCACGGCAACGCCAAAAGTGGCTGTTGCACCTGAAGCGTTTGTCAAAACGTAGCCGCCTTGTGGGGGCGCGTAGCTCAATGCAGAGGAAGCGGTCGCGCCCCCGGAACCACCAAGACGTACCGTCGAGCCGCCGCCACAGGCGAAAACGTCTGTCAGACCCGTCGCATTGCAGGTTGAAATAACCAAGCCGGAAAAATTGGAGATGATCAGGTAATTGGCCCCGCTGGCAGCGGTGTAGGTGAATGCCGTCACGTCAAGGCTGTACGCTGCCCCTCCTAATGATGCGATGGATGCGAGGCCGGGCGCATTGAGATTGCCGCCAACCGCATTGAAGTTGGTGCCGTCGTATCCCAGATATTTTGAGCCACTGTTGCCGAAATAGTGGTTGCCAGTTGTAGGCGACGCCACTGACCAGACGCTCGGGGCGACCATCCCGCCCCCCGCAAAAACAAAATTTGTGCCGTCGTAGGCCAGCGACTTGGTGCCGCTGGAGCCGAAATAGTAGGTGCCGGTAGTGCCGCCTTGACCGCTTGTAATGTTTGCTGCGTTTACAAGAAGTTGACCGGAGAGGATCAGGTTGACGCCGCCACTCAGCACAAAATTGGTGCCGTCAAAGGACAACGACTTGGTGCCGGTGTTGCCGAAGTAGTAGGTGCCGGTGGTGCCGCCATTGCCTGCCGTGATGTTGCCGTTGACATTCCATGAGGCAAGGGTTCGGTTCAGGTATGCTTGCATGCCCGATCCGGCGTCGTAGAAGGCATAGAAATTGACGTTGCCGGTGCCAACCTGCCAGCCTTGCAGCATCGTGTGACCACCAGACGAAGTGTCGGTCAAAGTCAGTTCCGCGACGCCCGCCGCGCTCCCGCTGATCGTCAGCGTCGGGGCCGTCAGCCCGCCCGTCATGACGTCGCCCGAAACATTTACGTAGGCGGCGTCGAGGACGGCGTTAGAACCCGCCTGCTGCGCCCACGCGCCCCACGCGCCAGCCGTTTTCTGCCGCAGATATTTCAGGCCCGTCGTGACGTCGCGCGCCTCGATGAACATGTTCTGCCCGGCAGGCACGGCAGGCGGCACCACCGCAGGGTCGGAGGTGTAGCATTGTCCGATGAAGGCGTTGGCTGTTGGTGCAGATGTTGCACCGGCTGCGGAATAGAACGAGCCTGACGCGAACGCATAGGCGTCGTAGTTGGTGACGACCTGATAGGCAACATCGCCCTGCAATGATGTCATCGCATCGCGGGCGTTGTTGGCTCCGGTGCCGCCTGCAACGATGGGCCGGGGCAAGTTCAGGTCTTGCTCGACGTCGGCGACGTACGAGTTGTATTTTGCGCTCTCAATCGTGTAATTCGGGATCCCGTCCGTTCCAGACGGGCGGTGATAGATGTTTGAACCATCGCGCGGCATTGCTATCTCCCAGTAATATAGATGCGCCTAAGTTCATCCTGCTTGCGCTTGTTCTCATAGGCGCTATCGGACGCCTGCTGTCGCGCTATTCCGCTCGGCTGCGATGCTGCTTGTTGCATCATGGTTTGAGCCAGAATATCACGCGCATTCTGCGGCATGGCTTGATTGCCGAGCCATGCCTGACCTGGCCGCGATACAATAAATCTGGATGCTACCATTGGAGCAGCAGCACCGGCTGCGGCGCCTGCCATGGCTCCAAGTGGACCAAACGGTAGCCCTGCAACGCCGCCTGCCGTAGCACCTGCGCCACCGGCAAACGCCCATTTTGGAAGATCGAATAATTTTTGGGCGCCAAGCCGAGCCGCCGTGCCGCTGTTAGGCAACGGCTTCATCACACGCGCCGCCGCCTGTGTTAGCGCATCCAGATCGCCAGCCTGCGCAGAGTATTGCGGCCCCCTGCGAGACTTCAGTCCCTGCGCCACCTTATCCGGCGACAGATGACCGGTGGACTGTCCTGCAGCCACTGCGGCGTCTGTCTGCCTCATCAGTTCATAGCGGCGATTGTTTTCCACCAAGGCCCGCGCCTCGGCCGGCGGCAGGCCAGCTTGCATGGCCTCGTCCATGGCCTGCTTCATTTCGCGTAGCGCGCGGGCCTCTTCGGTATTGGTGGAATTTTTAGCGGCCTTGCCGACTTGCGAGCGGACAGATTGATATTCCCTGCCAGGTATCTGCCCTTGGCCGGCAACTAAACGGGTAGTGATGTCGTCGCGGGTTTGCCCCACCCTGGGGGCACGATCGGCCGTTACCACCAGGCGTTCGTAATCGTCCGCAGCATTAGTGACGCGGTTCATCAGCTGCGGATTGGACCGCATGACATTGTTGTTCAGTATCTGGTCGTATCTGTCACCCAGGCTGGTTGGCCCGTGGGTTGCCACTGCCGGGGCTGGCAGGTTGACATCCTCGGGCACGCCGCGTCTGGTCAGCGCGCCCCGATCGTACACGCGATTGGTAACGACGCGATCGTAGCCAGTCTTTGGCGCCTCCTGTAGCTCAGACGCGGCGCGAGACGAGAACGGCATGTCAACGGCATTGCTCTCAGCCATCCGCAGCGCCTGGCTCCCTGTGCGCTGGCCGGCCGTTAACGGGATGCCGGCCCCTGTCAGTAAATTGACATCGGCCTGGTGCGCCGCTGACGGCGCCGCCATCGGCGTAATGACCTTGCCGGCAGCAAATGGCGTGAGAATGCCGCCCAGGAACCGCGCATAGGGTTCGGCCTTTGTGCCCTTGGTAATCTGGCCGGCCGTTTCAGATCCAAGTGCTCCCACTGCAGTATTGACCAGGCGAGGCACGATGCCGCCACCGCCAGGGATCACCATGCCTGGAGCAAACTCGCCGAGTGTGGATGCATACTGACCGGCAACTGTCTTGGGCTCATAAAACTTTCCGGTAACGCTCTCCATACTCTTCTGCATGTCGCCGGCATCCGGCCCGGTAAGCAATGCAGCCGCGGGCATTGCGTAGCCCAGCGTTCGCACGGCCGCAGCGCCTTTGTTGAGGTATTCATCAGGAACGCCGGCATAACTCAGTCCCGATCGCACCAGGCCTCCAACAGTGCCGCCAATGCCAGTAAGACCTGCTGTACCGCGACCGAGGCCTCCAGCAAAACCTTTGCCTATATCCTCGGCCTGGCCCACTTCCGGCTCGTAGATAGACGCTGCACCACCCCCTACTGCTGTGCCAGTAGATGTCTGAGATGGCTGTGGCGGAGCCTCGTCCCGGCGCCCGTAGATGTCGAAATTGGTTATCACCGGCCCACCTCTCTGTAGGAAGCGTCTTTGCTGGGGTCGCCGCCGGCATAGACCACTGACTTGCCGTTGCGCACACCAGGTTGCCCGATGTCCGGCGCCGGCGGATCATTGGGGCTATTGCTCCACGCCGTTACCGGCCGATTGGCTTTGCGCTGCGCCATCTCGACATTGCCGCGCAGCGTGTCCTCGAGCCGCTGCAGGGCGGCGTCATAGTGTTCCTTCTTCATGTTCGGATCGATATTGGCCTGCGCCTCCTCGGCCTTCTCGCCTTCCTTCTGGCCAATTGCGCCGGCGCCGCGCAGATCCTGGTAGCCAGCCATGAAATTCTTGCCCTTGATCTGCTTGTTGATGGCGCCAAAAGCGTAGGCATCGCCGGCCCATGGACTGTCCCTCAAATAGCCCCCTGTACCGCCGAGGCCCCATTCCCTGCCAGGATGCGTCTTGGCAAGCTTGATCAGCTCGAGCGATTGCTGCAGCTGTTGTGTCCCCTTGTCGACGGCATCGTTAATGGCGGACATTTTCTTTTGCTGATCCGCCGCATGTGCCGCTGGCGTAACGCCTGGCTGTATAGGCTCAGGCGTCGGAATGCCGGTGCGCTGCGGGCTGGCATCGGTGCCGAGCAGGCGCGGATCGAAATTGCGCGGTGTATTGGCATAAGAGCCAGGAACGTAAGGAGTGCCGCCGCCCTGCAGTATGCCGGACGATGGCACGCCAGCCGTGCCGGTGATCAGATCCTGGGACGCTTTCTGGTAGTCCTGGACGGCCTTGGCTTGGCCTCTTTGAGCCTCAACGCGCTGGGTATCCTGCACATTGCCCTTGGCTATCTGTGCCTCGTACCACTTATTGGCCTCGGCCTGACGAATCTCGCGCGCCTTCTGTAACGGCCCAAGCTCCGCCGCCACCTTAGCTGCAGCATAAGGATTGCCTCTTGCAGTCTGTTGGGCGGCCCAGGTGCTCAGTTCCACCTCGCGCGGTGTCGGTTGGATGACGGGCGCGCCCTGCGGCTTCTCAGCCGCCGGCGGAACATAGCCGGCCGGGTATTGCTGCTGTGGCGCTGGCTGAATGTCTGTAACCGTCCGCTGTGGGTTCCGCGGGTGTAGCTGCGCCTGCGCCACCTGTACCGGCGCCGGCTGCGCTGGAGGCGTGTCAGGACCGCCTGCGGAGCCCGTACCTGCGAAAGCCAGAGCCGGGCTGGGTTGGGGCTGCCCGGTGCCGCGGGCCATCACAGCAGACGTTATGGCGTTCCTGGGGTCGCCACCGTTCAGACGGTTGAGATAGTCCTGGCCATAGCCGGCCACGGTCAGGCGGCCGTGCTGGTCGGTGGCGTTGGGGTTGTTCATGCCACCCTCGCCGGCGTACCAGGCCTTGGCGGCGCCCTCCTCGCCATACTTGTTGGCGTAGCCGCCGAATTGGTTGTCGAAGGTTTTATCCTGGGCGTCCCGATCGGCCAGGAACTGTTGCGGCGTCAGCGATCGCCCCAGCGCATCCTTGGTCCAGGGGCCGATGTTGGCGCCCATGACCTGATACTTGCCGTAGGCGCGATCGCCGCTTGGCGTAGTGGCGCCGAGCGTGGCGTAGGGATCCCGCGCCCCGCCGCTCTCGATCCCGGCAACCGCGCGCCGGCGGCCAAAGGTGGGATCGATGTTGGCGTCCAGCTCATTGGGCTGAGATTGATCGCTCGCCTGCCCTCCGACGAGACCTCGGGTATCCGTCTGGGGGATGGGGCCAAGCGAGGCAGGCTGCTGCGCAATGGCTGACGGTGCCACAGGCGAGATCGACGGCCCGCTGGCGGCGGTAATGGCCTTGACGCCGGGTTCGTCCTGGATGTGGACGTCGGCGTAGGACTGCGGCGCTGTACCTCCTGCCGGCGGATTAAGGCCCTGCAGCGCCAGATCCTGCTGGCTCAATTCGTTGGCTATGCGCCGGTCGCCGAGCGCATCGCCGATCGCCGACAGCCCCTCGCCGATCGTCTTGGGGAACTTGCTCCCGGACGCCATCATCTGCAGGGCAATGCGCTTGCGCAGCTCCATGTTGACGTTGGGATCGTTCTGCCAGAAGTAGCTGGAGAGCGGATTGGAGGCTTCTGGGAGTGCCATTTACGCTGCCCTCAGTATGCTGCCCATGACACGTCGCGGATTGATGTACTTGGTGCCCTCGCGCTCGGCGACGGCCCTGGGCTCGATCTGTTCGACATCCTGCGCCATCGGGCCGACATGCCGCGTCGAGGCCGGATCGTCCTTGTAGCTGTACTGGTAGATCGGCAGCTCCCGCTTTTCGTTTTCGTCGGTGGCGGCAAACACCGTGCCCATCTTGCTGATGTTTTCCTTCGACCGCCGATCGGACTTGAGGTAGCCGGCCCCCAGGCCGAGGATGCCGCCGATCAGGTTGTTGGTATTGGCGGAACTCTGCTGGTAGTTCTGCATCTGCTGATTGAAGTTGGTATTGATCAGCCCGCCCACGTCGGTGGTGGCAATCTGCGACTGCGGCGCATTGAGCCAGCTGGGCTGGCTCACCTGCGAGCCCGACATCAGCGAGGAAATCTCGTTGATGGGCTGGTTGCGCTGCGCGTATTGCTCCTGCATCCACTGGTTACGCTGGGTCTGCGCGGCGTTGAAGGCGGCCTGCTGCTGCGCCATCTGCTGCGCCAGGCCGGTGTTCTGGAACGAGGCCAGTGCGCCGGCCTGCCCGAATTGCTGGCCCTGCGCGGCGTTGGCGAAGGTGCCGGCGCCGAGCGCCTGCTGGTAGCCCTGGTTCTGCGCTGCGTTCTGGAACTCGGCCTGCGCCTGCGCCTCCTGCGTCATGCGCTGCTGTTCCTGGCCGGCCTGGCTGATGGCGCCAAACCGCGCGTCGTTGGCTTGCCTGTTGTAGTTGTCCATGGCGGAAGAGTAAGCCTGCGAGCCGTAGCGAATGCCCTGGTCGGCCAGCTGCTGCTGCACCCGCTGCTGCTCGATCTGCAGCTGCGGGTTCATCCGCTGCATCAGGCTGTCCTCGACCCGCTGCCGATCGGCCGAGAAGCCATCGGATGGGCCGTAACTTTGCGTGATGTCGCCGTAGCCGCCGAGCGAGGTCTGGATCGGGCCGCCGGCATCGAACGAGGTCGCGGCCTGGCCGACATTGGCGATATTCTGCGCGTTGCCTCCCGCCGGCCCGCCGGTGGGATTGAAGGCGGTATTGAGCAGGTTGGAGACACTCGCCGACTGCGAGTTGGCCAGCCCTGCCAGGTTCATCTTGGCAGCGTCAGTCTGGCTCTTGATTGCCTGTTGCTGCGGCGACAGCGACTGTGTCGAGGTGAAGGTAGGCAGGTTGTAGGCGGATCCCGTCGACGGATCGGTCCAGGCATAGTTTCCGGTGACGTCGTAGCGCAGCGAGCCGTCAGGCGTGTTCTGGTTGACGTTGTTGAGGAAGGCGTTGGCAACGCCGGTCGAGACGTTGGTGCCGGTCTGGGCGGCCGCGGTCTGTAGCGGGTTGGGTGGCGTCGGCTGATCGCCAAACAGGAAAGACATGGCCTACCTCTGCATCGGTTGCTGCATTGGCTGTTGCATGGGTTGCTGCGGTTGCGCCATCGGCTGCTGTGGCGCCATCGGTTGCTGCGGCTGCTGCATGCCAGGCTGTTGCGGCATCCCCTGCGGCGGCATTCCCTGCCCGATAGGCGCCCCCTGGGGCGGCATTCCACCTGGGGCGGGCATGCCCTGCTGCGGAATGCCGCCGCCTCCCATGGGCATTTGAGGCATCTGCGGCATGGGTGTCTGCGGAGGCGGGTTGGCGATATTCATCAGCGCCGCGGTAATGCCGTCGCGGCTCTGGTTGGCGCCTGGACTGAGATAGGGGACGGGCATCATGCGGCCTTCTCTGTTGTCGCAACGTGGAGCACGTCACGCTTGCGATTGAACTTGTTGGCTTCCCACGCCTCGCGCGTCAGGCGGCACACCACCAGGTCGCGGTCGCGACCGAGCATGCGCGGCAGCAGGGTTGGCGCATAGTTGAAGGCGATCAGCTGCCGCAACTGGCTCTTGTCATCGGCCGGCACGCGATTGACCACCATCTGGCAGTCGAGCTGCAGGAACGGATACTGGTAGGCGCGCCACATGGTCTCGCGCGTCAGCCATCTGGCGCCGGGAAGTGCTGCGCCACTCATCTCGATGACGCCGGCCTGCTTGTCGTAGTTGTTGTAGAGGATGCCGGCGACCAGATGGCCGTCCTTGTCGATGACGCCGATCGTCGCCATCATGGGCGGCATCTCGCGGCCATGCCACGCCGGCACCAGGTCGGCGACAAAGCGCGAGACAATCTCGTCATAGCCATAGACGTAGTCGAGCATTAGTCGTCAGGCCCCTCGTTGCCAATGCCGGGATTGCTCTCATTTGCCGCAGCCGCCGCCTCTGCCGCAGCCGCCGCCTCGCTCAGGGACATTGTTTCGGAAGCTGTGACGCCATTCGGCCCCAATGGCCCGAAATTACTGAAGGCATCGTCAAACGGGCTGTAGTCCTGCTGCGACCGGCTATAGGCCTCAAACCCGGTGAGGCCTTGTGGATTGTTAAAAGACGGTGGCGTTGTGTAATCGGTTGGAACGCCCTTTGCGTTCTCGGGTCCGAATACACCACGATCGGCAAACCCGCTGGAGCCGGGAGCGCCTTGATTGCCGGTGCCGGGATCGCCAGCACTGATGCCCGGCCCGCCGCCTATCCAGCTGTCGTCGTACCCGGCAACTTTTGGCGTCATGCCGCGACCGGCGCCGCCGCCGAGCCAATAGTTCGGATTGGCTCGCGCCATAGAGCCACCGCCAGTGAACGCCGCACCGCCAGACGGTGGCGTGCCGGGCTGGCCGCCTACGGTGACGCCGCCCTGCCACGGCATCAAGGCGTTCATCCAGCCGACATCGGTCGGTGAACCAGAGGGCGCGCTTTGCGGCTGGAAATACTGCGCGTAGTCGCCGTAGGGGCTGCCCCGTGACTGCTGCGCCTGCATCGCCTGCTGGGCCTGCTGCATCATTATCGCCTGCGCAATGGCATCGCGCTGCGGCTGCACCGACTGCATCTGCTGCTGGATCAGGGCTGCGGTGTCCATCCCGCCGCTGTCTGACGATGGTTGATCGGGAACGGTGATGCCGCCGCCGCCCTCGTCGCCTGATGATGCGTAGATCTTCATGAGCTGGCTCCCGGAACTTGAGGCACCCACTGCTGCGGACCCTGCGGCACCACGTTGGAGCCGCCGCCGCCCGGGAAGCGGGTGTTGAAATCTTCAGACGGCCCACGCAGGCTGGGATCCGGAGCACCCTGGAAGCGAGCGTCGAACGGCGTCTGCTGCGGAGGCGGAGGCGGAGGATTGTACGGCATACCGCCGCCGGCGAACTGCGATCCGCCGCCGGGCGGCGTCAGGCCGCCTTGGCCAATATTGGTAGGCGGCAGGCCTGCGCCGCTGAAGGCGTTGTAGCCGCTCGGGATCTGTGGCTGGCCCATCGCGCCGCCGCCGTAGGGACCGTAGACGCCGGTCGGGATCTGCTGTCCCGCCATCACCCGCTTGTAGAGCATGATGTCGGTCGGCGACATGCCCATCTGCATATACTCGGCATCCGACTTAAGCGGTTGCGTCGACGCCGGACCCGGCGCTGAGTATTGAATGGTGCCACCGCTCAGGGCCTGCGTCGGCATCAGAGCGCCAGCGATACTGTCGCGCTGATAATCGGATGCCAATTTCGCGGCCTCGGCCGGATGAGCGGCCGAATAGGTCGGCCACCAGCCTTCGCGTGTCGGATCGCCTGCCATTATCCGCCTCCGGGGTTGGGGTTCATCCACGACGGCCTGCCGCCGGGACCGCGGGTGTCCGCAGGGTATTCCAAGTCACGCAGCGGATACTCCGAGCTGCCAAAATTCATGCCAGACTGTGACTGCTGCGGCGGCGGATCGTTGGCGTAGTCAGGTATAAATCTCGCCGCGGGGGTAGTGAGTGACTGACCGGGGTTTTGCAGGTTGCCGAAATTGGGCATGTTCTCGGTGTTCAGGTCGGGTCTGCCCTGCAGTCTGGTTAAGGTGCCCAACAGACTGAAGTCGGATGCGTTCATATCCACCGGAGGATTGCCGCCTCCGCCTCCGCCGCCGCCGCCGCTCATGTCGAGATACAGGCCGCCGCCCGGAGCAGTCCGATACACTCCGCCGCCTGAACTGCTTTGCTGCTGCGCTGGCGCGTAGGCGTTCGGGTTGAACATCTGGCTCGGCGGCATAGCACCTGGATAGCCGAAGCCGTTCGGGAGCTGCGCGCCCGGCTGGCTGGGCGTGTAGCCCAGCAGGCCCTGCGAACTGGGGCTGGCGTTGGTAGGTGGATTGTCGCCGCCCTGATCGAGATACAGGCCGCCGCCCGGTGCAGACCGATACACTCCACCGCCGCCGCCGCTCGGCAGGCTGGGCTGGCCGTAGCTCTGGAACGGCGCCTGTGGCTGCATCCCATAGGCGGACTGGTCGAACACCGAACCCATGCCGCTCGGCTCGCCGACGTTGCGGCCGTAGGCCGCGCCGAGGCCGGAATAGTAATCGGTCTGCTGACCGAAATTGCCGAAATTGCTATTGAGCTGAGCCTGGCCCTGCGCACCGACGCCACCAGGACCAAAGCCCATCGAGGCGTTGATCTGGTCGGCGCTCATTCCACCGAAGTCAGCCATCACGATACTCCAAGGGCTACTTGCGGCGGCGCCAGACCCGGCGCGACTTCGCCGCCGCCGGAATATGCACTGCCAGGGCCTGCCTGCGTGCTACTCGGGGTGCCAATCCAGCTGTCGTCATAGCCGGCAATCTTCGGCGTGCCGTAGGCTCCCGCGACCAGGTTTAGGTTGTTCGGCGGGATGTACAGCGGAGAGCCTGGACCTATGACACGCGACGGCTGCTGTTGCTGCGTTGCTGCTGCCTGATTAGCCGCCACCTGAGCCGCGATCGCGTTGCGCCTGGCGTTGAAGTCATACGGACCGCCTTGCGCCAGCACCCGCAGCGCCTCAGGATCGAGCTCGCCAGCCGGGTTGCCGGTATTGAAAGACACCGGCATCCTTGTGTCCTCGATATTGCGCGAATTGACGTTGAAGACACGGTTCTGCCAATCAAGCGCCGGTTGGGGATTGCTCGATGAATATGCCGGCGCAAACAAGTCGCCCATGGCGGCCGCGGTAGATGGTTTGACAAAGTCAGCCATACTTCATCCCTTAGACGTTGACACCGCAGGCTTCATACGTCGCCGCAATCGAGATCAATTCCACCACCGGAATAGCTTGCTGCGCTACCGTCACCTGGCAGATGGGCGCGTGGCTGAACCCGGTGTACCCGATGGACACCCACATGGTATTGCGCACCGTTGGCGTCGATGGCGCCGCCTGGTCCCACTGCGCGTATTGCGCAATGTCTGGCGCCGATGGCGGCGCGTTGCCCGATCCGGCATAGCCCCACAGCCCCTGATCCCAGACGTCGAGCAAACCGGGATCCGGCGCCGCGGACGGCGCGGGAGGCACAATCACAACGTAGTCTGTCGTTGCCGACAATTGCGGCTGGAACGGTTCGCCGGCGCGCGAGGTGAAATGCGCGCGAGCCTGGCGCCACGTCATGGTGGTGGATCCTGAGGAAAACATCTCCCACCCGCCAACCATCGTTGCCGTGTAGGGCAGACCGTTATCGTAGCCGGTGCGATCGGCCTGCATGACCTTACCGCCCTGGGTGCCGAAAAACATATCGCCCCGCATGCGGCAGAAACACATGGCGTCCCAGCCGACAAACCTCGCCCAGGCGCCGGTCGCGATGTTGACGACACCGCAATACAAACTGCCGGGATTGCCACCTGGGTAGGTGACGAACATCCCGCCATACTCATCCCATTTGCACATCGTCCACGGCAGCGATCGCTTGGCGTTCACCATGTCGCGCCACATTGGTTTGATGGCGCGCGTGATGGCGGCTAGCTCGAGCTGGGAGCTGTCTTTTGTAATCGATGCGCTGATCGGGATGATGCCGTCAACGGTCGCAATGAGTATATCGCCACCAACTGCGGTATAGGCGTTCATGCCGAGCGGGACCGAGGTTTGATACCGCCCCTCCTGGCGCCAGTTCGCGACCGTCGACGGATCCGAGCCAGTGAAGATCAGCAGCTCGCCCTGGTCGGTCAGGAAAACACACTTGTCATCGATGCCGTCGCCTGCGTCGAGGCTCCAGGTAAAACCGCAGAGCAATTTTCCGCCCTTTGTCGCGGCGCCGGCGAGCGGGATAAGGTTGAGCTGACCCTGGAATGCGTTGGTCGGCAGGTACCACGCATTCATGGTGCCGCCCTCAATAAAAAAGTACCTCCCGCGATACTTCCACACATACGTCAAATTATGGCCGGTCGCGCACGATGGCGGCGGCGTCACTGCGGGGTTGGTGGTGAGCTGACTGGCGTTGAGCGTGGTCCATGTCGTGCCGTCGAAGTGCAGCAGATAATCGCCGCCGTCGTTCGCCACCAGCATGTGGTCGCCGGACTGATTAGCGAGCTGGGATGCAACGTAGTTGCCTGACACCTGACCAGACTTGATCATCACCGGTGTGGTAGCGGTGACGTCGTAAAGCTTGGCGGCGTTACCGGCATACATGCGCTGGTTGTTGCCGCTGATGAATTGAAACATGGAAACAACAGGCGTTGTTTCCGGAAGGCTTGCCCATGTAATGCAACCGCCACGCAGCGCCAGCCCCTTCATCGTCGGCTTCCAGTTGTCGAGCACAACGGCAGCGCCAGGCTGCATGAAGCTTTCGTTCTCGTTCAAAATCAACCCGCGGGTCGGCGCCGGAAGAGTAATGGTCTGCAGCCGCTGCGCAGTCTGCGGGTCGACGGCCGATCGGCGAAAGGCCTGATAGCTCATGGCGGCCCCGGCACATAGATAGTCTGGGTCGGGATAGCAACGCGCGCATTATCGGATAGCGGCGTTCGTCCGACAATGATCGGCGACGGGCTGTCACGCCCCATCACATTGGTCAGAGCATCGCCGTAGTTGGAAAGATCTTCGGAGTACGGCGACCCTTTTTGTGCCTTCCATTGCCAGATCATGCCTAATTTCAAGGTGCGCTCATCAAGCGCAAACGTGTCTCCATCCGCCATGAACTGATCGCCGCGGCCGCCGGATGTCAGGTTGATGCAGTTTTTGTCGAGGTACAAAAACGTGGCTGTCACGGCAGATGCAGCAGGAGGCCCGACAACCGGTCCGGCCATGATTGGCCAGATCAGCATCTTGCCTCCCATCATGGTCCACTCGCCGTAGGCTTCCGAGTAATTCATGGTGCGGCGATGCAGCCACTCGTCGGCGTCCGGAACGAACCGCATCGACACCAGCTGCGACGTCGATCGCCACACATTGGCTGTCAGCAACATCCTCTTGTAATTGGATGGCAAGGCAAAACGATCGGCTACGCCGTCGCCGGTGAACGTGGCGACAGTCTTGAACATGGTCCAGTCGCGGGTGTCGTAGGCGATGCGCTGCGCCATCTCATTGGCAAGCGCGAGCATCTCCTGCATGGTGCGGTTGCTGGTGATGTTGGAAAAGACCGATTGTGGGACCAGAACGCCCACCGTCGCGCAAACATCCTTCACCACTGACAACAGTGTCATGTCAGGCCACCTTCTGCGGCCGGCACTCCTGCGCCATCCGCACCAGCGTCTTGCGATTGCAGTTGCCCTGCGGAGGCATGCCGGTGTGGGTCTTGATGAACTCGCGGATGCCCTCGAGCGTCATGCCGGCGAACTCGCCCTCCTCGGCCTCGCGCGCTTTCTTGTCCTGGAAATCCTCCTCGAGCAGCGCGTTGCGCGCCCGTAGCGCCTCCAGCTCGGCCTGCAGCTGCACAGTCGGAGCGTTCTGCTTGCTTTCGGCGATGTACGCCTCGGCCAGGTTTTTCATGTCGCGGCCGCCAGGGCCGAGGTTCTTCAGTTCGGCACCCTCGACAAAGGCGAGCTGCTCGACTGTGTAGATGCTCTGTGCCCGCAGCTCGGCACGGCGCCCCTCGGTCAGGAATGGCGCCTTCTCGAGCGGGGTACCGGTCTTGGTCTGCGCCGCGTGCTCGAGGAACTGATGGTACTGATGCTTGAACCGCTCGGCGTAGGTCCACATTCGCTGCCGGCCGGTGAATTGATCGGTGACCCAGCCGCAAAATTCCTTGGCCGGAAACACCTTGACGTCCTTGTTGGCGCCGGAACGGATCTCGACATGCTCGATATCGTCAAAAATCGGCCGGCCTTCCTGGCGTGACTTCGCCTCGTTCTCGACTGCGATGTGCTTGAACAGAACAACCAGAGCCTCGTCCGGATCGCGATATACAGGCATAGTTTTCCCTCGTTGTTGAAATGGTCCTGGCCGCCTTCGTGGAAGGAAGGCTTGAAACCTACACGTCAACGGCCAGGTTACTCGGCATCCTGTCAGCTGTTCGGCTTGCTCAGGCCGCCGGGTTGCTGTCGTACATGCGCCAATTAAAGAGCGGATTTGTCATGGTCAGCTCTCCCATCCACCCAATGAACTGGGCGATGGCATCTTTATCGATCGGCATCTGCCCGCCCTCATCGAACAGCTTATCGAAGTTACGAGAGGGGTGATAACGCATGCGGAGACTGTCGGTATTGATCCCAAAGGTAGTGTTTGGCGGCATGTTTGATCCGATGCCACCATCCAGCACAATCTCGGCCCGCTTTCCGCCGCCGATGTATTCGAGGGCACTAAAGCCCAGTTTCCCGAGTGATGTTTCATTCTGCTGCCTCTGGATGGCGACCGTGGCCGCATCGTAGGCCGCGTAGTGTTCCGGTGACATGATCAGCAGATCGGCATAATCGCGACCGCGCGATTGCTTGGTCATGGCGACGTTAAGCATCGGCCGGATGGTAGTCGAGCTGACCTGCGTCGAGCCTGACAGGAAGCTGTTGGCGTCGAAAGTCTGGGTTCGCCAGATCAGCGCCGTGCCGCGGTCGATGCCGCCATAGACACCGGACGTGTTCGCGATAGGGATTGCGGTGGCAAGCCCGGTAATTTGTTTGTTGCCGTTGGCGGTGCCGTCAGAATAAATGCCGGCATCCATGGCGTCCTCAAGCGCCTTCTCGGCCGCCTCGAGATACGTCTGCATCACGTCGAGCAGCTGCGCCTCGCCCTGGTTGTTGAGGATTTCCTGCATCGACAGGATGATCGGGACCACCACCTGCTTCGGATCCCATACCGCGTCGTTGAACAGATCGATCGCGGGATTGAGCAGCTGATCGTAACCCGAATACCATTGCGCGGATTGCTTGCCGATCTGCAGCGTCTGGCGAACCTTGGGGCCGGAGTAGGTCTGCCAGAGGCCTTTTCTCTTCATCACTGCGAGAAGAGCGTTGTTGTTGCTGACGAGGTCTTGATAGCCTGACGATCGATCCTCGACCGCCATCGACAGGATCTGCTGATAAGCAGCAGTAGATGTGACGTTGGGCATGATGCCTCCACATAGGGTTCAGATTAAAAGCCACCGTGAGCGCGCATGGCGTTCTGCAGTGCTTCGCGTGCTGATCCGCTCGGGTGTCTGCGCCTTGCCGCTCCGTTTGAGGGAGCCACGGCTGGCGAGCCAGATATCGAGCGATCGGTAAGTTGCCGGGTCTGAGCCGATGTGGTGCGGGTCTGATCCGCGTGTGTGGCAGGCTGGAGCAGCTCTGCCCTTCGATACGCCTGATCCAGATCGAACCCCAGTGCGAGTTCCTGCTTGATCAGTTCTCCAAGTTCATCCAGTCGCGGGTGAGTATCGGCGTATCTGTCGACCGCACTGCGCGTACTGACGAATTGCTGCTGATACTGCATCTGTTGGACATAGCTTTTCAAGCCCTGAATTTCCTGGTGCAGGGCGCCGATCTGCTGCCCCGCCGCCCCCAGCTGGTTACCCTGCTGGACCTGCTGCAGCTGCTCCGGGGACTGGCTCAGTATGTGATAGGCCACATCCCGCAGGGTCACCCTGGAGCCGTCCTGGCGCACCATGTTGA